TCATAGGATGAACGCTCCGTTCCGCGACTTACTTGCGTTCGCTATTTGCGAATAGCGAATGAACGACTGGCATATTATACCAGAAATATTTAGACCTGTCAAACTGTAAAATGTGATACAATTTAATAGTGTCTTAAGGTTTTCAAATACTCAAGGACATTCTCACGAACCCACATGAGTTCATGATAGCACTTCTGATTGTGGGCACACTGCCTCAACTGCGGATCTGGTTTAAGAACACTTTCAACAAATAGATCGACACCGCGATTCCATTTATCTTGTTGTGGTTCACCATCTTCGATGGCGTATTGATCTTTTAGCATGTTAGTAACCCTTTATCTTGTAGGTAATGAAGTGTTTCCTTGAGACCACCCACATGAGAGTAGTCTATGGCAACCTGTGGAAATTCTACCACACCGAACTCGGCATGGAACTGCTTGATTGTGAAATCTTTATTTAATTCATACTCAAGGAACTCACCACCGAGACTCTTGAGTAACATTTTAATTCTATCACACTCTTGATTGCCGTTTGTATATAATACTACTTGTTTCAATCGCGTTGCCTCCAATCATCAGGTTTATCTTGTTTAAACCAATCAACAATCTCATCAGCACTTTCAAACCCCGTTCGATGATTGGATGGGTCGGGGTCTCCTAGTCCCATCCTATTCATAAAATCATCCATGCTTCCTTCCTCCATCTCTGGATTAGCTGCTTGACGACGAGCAGTTTTGAGCATTTCTCGGGCAGTGGTGTTTGCTTTACCTAATTTTTCTGCCCAAATCATATCCTCAAGTTTAACCTCCTCACCATTAGCAATACACTTACAAATGAATTCTAATCTGAGACGGTAATTTGTAGAAAGCATTATGGTTCTCCAATAAAACTGAGTAAGCACTGGGATTATTTTTTCTTTTTAGAATTTTGGTTTGGATTATAGAGTTTAGGATTCATTCGTCCTTCACTCTGAGTTATACTGATAAGATCATGGCGGTAAAGATCCCAGTAGTGATCAAAAATTTCCACACGCTTACCGCTCATGACAACATCAAATTTAGTCATACCATCCTGTAGATACTCAACTAAGTATGCCGTATAAGGCAATGATCTATCTTGAGCAACCGAGGGATCGCAATCTCTAAAAAGAAAATGCATCAGGAACGCCCTCCCCAAACAATCTGGGGAAAGGCTTCTGCCACACATGCTTTCGTAACCTTATAACGCTTACCCAGTTTCTTATCCTTAACGAGACAAACAATATCTGCCTCATCCTTATGAAGACCCTCAAGCATTTGAATAAACATTTGCTCACGACGAGTCTTCGTAAGATTATTATTACCACCCTCAATGAAGTGGAAGAACAGACGGGACTCATGCTCAAGTTTAGTATGCTCTGTCCCAGCAGGCGCCTCGTTCGGCGTGAAGGGCACTTCACCTTCAGGAACAGCACTCTTCACACTTTCATCGAAGTTCCAAATGAGGAGCATCCTGAGCGTGTCTGTGTTGTATTCTTTAAGGAGTTTGATCTTCTCTGCTTTGGTTTTAGCATTGCTCACCTTCTGGAGCACTTCAGAAATTAACAGTTTCATTTTTTAAGCCAGGGTAAATTACTATTAGTAAAACAAAATTCAGTCATCAGATCATTCAGTTTATATTTCCTGAAATATTCTAGGGGGACTGACTTCCTAGTGGTATTTAGACCTTCATAATGAGAAACGATCTCCTGCTCAAGATACTCTGGAATGTAATCGAAGTCAATTAAAATCCTGTTTCTCTTAAGGTTTCGATATTGCTCCTCATCACAAATGTCATGGGCATCATTTGCCATGAAACTTGCGATAACCTTTTTACTCAATGGGCGCTGGCGTTTACCAGTCACAAAGGTATCATCGGGCGAAAGAATATTTGGAATTCCATCAGAGCGATCACCCTTCAGTACATGTTCATTAATAAACTCAGCAACCTCACGACGATTGAACTGAATAAATTTTTTCTGAACAGGATTGTACTGAGTTACATGAGAATACTTCTGTAACTGTACGAAATCTTTGTCGCCAGAAAGGATCAGAACTTTGCTATCAGTATGATGCTTACACATCACAGAGATAACATCGTCTGCCTCAGCACCATCTACTTCGATTACTTTGTAAGGAAATAGTTCTCTGATCTCATCACGAATAGCATTCAAGCATTCAAAGATCTTGTTCCAGTCAAGACCAGACTTTTCACGATCTTTCTTTCTATTTTGTTTGTAATAAGGAAAGTATTCTCTGCGCCAGTACTTACGAGAATCGTAACAAAGTACCATCTCACCATACTCAGCAGAGAATCTTTTCTCATAGGACTTGATACTTGATAGTACCATGTGCCTCATAAAGTTTTCATCCAGATCTCCAGTGCTCTTGATTTGCGCCATCAAGTTGGAGATCATGGTCTGATTCATATCAACAAGAATCATCAGTCATCCTCATCTTCGTCTACAATAAATCTTACAGAATACAGGTCTGTTTGAATGGGATTACCATTATCATCAACTAGTTCAGGGTGATCCGACAATCTATTATGAGCAATCGAATTCTCATAATACTCTCTACCCATCCATCCGAACGCAAAACCTACTGCGCTGAACAGAAGAATGAGGAATCCTGAAAAGAACAGAGCAACTGAAATCATTGGACTTCTCCCTTAATTTTCTTGACCTTGATCCAAAAATCAAGTCGGAAGGTATACTCTTTGTTCCTAAACCTTAGAATTCTTTCGGAGGAAATTCCAAAATCAGGATCATGAGATCGCTTCCTCCTTGTCATTGTTTCTACACTTTTATTTAGTTTCATTATGAAGATAATGTAGGGTTTCTTTCATGTTGCCGATGTACTTTCCATCAAGATAAACCTGAGGGAATATACATTTCTTTGCCAAAGGAATGTCTGGTTCAAGATTAATATATTCCTCGAAAGGCATACCATCTCCCTGCTCAACCAGTCTACGAACCTTCACCTCAGTAAAGGGTATACCTGATTGAGTTAGAACATACTTCAGTGTATCACAGTATCTACAATTATTGATGCTGTAGATCTTTACTTCCATACTTCAATTTCTCATAGTATTCTAATAGTTGGTCGTCTGTCAAACGATTGTAATAACCACCAAAGAACTTGGCGTTCAATACTGCCAGACTCTCATCATAATCATCAAAAAGAATAAATTGGATCTTCTTAATCAAGGATGTTCGGTCCATGGTTTTTTAACCCGTATTGTGTTCCTATTTATTCTACACTGTCGGACTGCTTCTTGTCAAGGTTGGCAGCAATCACTACAGGATTCCTTAAGACATTTTTAAACTCGTTCGTGGTCCTCCTGAGTGCCGCCTGAAGGTTTTTCATTTTCTTCTTGGGAGGAGGGGTTGGTGCGAATCCTTTTTTCATTTTTATAATTAGCGGGGGGACGGTAAAGATTTGGCCAAGTGTCTCTAATAATTTCGGCTAGTTTGTCTGGGGTCTCTGGTGTAATCAATGTCGTTCCAGTGTCGTACAGCATTAGCAACAATCGCTATGTTAGTAATTAGGTAAGTAATGAATATAAATGTTCGGATGATAGCAATCGTATCCGATTCCTTGTTATCCTTTCCTGATTTTTCTCCAAGAGCCTTTGCCCATAATCTCCACATACTTTTTCTTTTCTTCATGAAAACTTAGGGGGTAAAAAATTTGCCCGAAATTTTTTTGCGGGATTTTTTAAAATAAAAGTTGATTTCCAAATACTAAAGCTTCCATGTCTGTGGCAGTCAGCAACTCTAAAGCGTTAGACCTATGTCCACAAATAGGTTTACCACCAACATTTAGTGAGGTATTTAAAAGCATAGGAATTCCTGTAAGTTTTTCAAACTCCTCAATCAATTCATAATAATACTCGTGATCTTTTGATACTGTCTGTGCTCTACATGTACCATCGGCATGGGTGATAGCAGGAAATGATTCTTTATCAATCAAATCCATAACATACAACATGTAAGGTGATTCATGTGGAAAATCAAAATAATCTTTTGATTTATCTTCAAGAATTGACGCACCAAATGGTCTGAAGAATTCTCTATGCTTTACTTTGCTGTTGATAATATCCTTACCATCTTTGATAGATGGGTTCATAAGAATACTTCTATTACCCAATGCTCTGGGTCCAACCTCACCATGACCTTGATACCATCCAACAATCTTACCTTGTGCTAAAAGTTCAGCGGTATTTTTAATTGTTTCTTTTGATGGGGGAGATTCAGGTGCCTCATCAGCTTGCCAGAATGGAAATCCTGTGGCATCAAACTTCTCTTGATCATAATACTTTCTAAGAAATTCTACTAGACCTAATGAAAGACCGCTATCATTACAATGAGGTGGAATGTGTAAATTAGGTCTAACTTTCCTGATCTCTGTATTAATAACTGTGTTTTGGGCGATCCCTCCACTGTAAAAGATTACATCATCTTCTTTCGTGTTCTTAATAAAATGATCTACATAAACTTTCTCCGAAATAGTATGCGATTCTGCTACGAGATCACAAATTTTATCAAACTTTTTCTCATAAAGATAAAACTTTTGTTTGCTCCAAGCATCATTTAAAGTTTTGAGAGTATAATTTATATCATTTACTTCAGGATTACCAAATGCTTTAAGTGCCATAACCTTTCCAGCATGATCAAGAGCGATGCCATCAAGACCAATCTCTCTACCAACATCAGCAAGAATAGATCCAAGACTTTGGTAATCAGGAATCCTGTGGCGTAGTAATACTTTATCACCTTTAAAAATAGAGTGAGTTACTTTGTCGTCACCAAATCCATCAAATACAAATCCAATATCAGGTTCACCAAACATCCAACAACTTAAATGATGAGCATAGTGATGATCAACTCTGAATACAGGACAAGTAAATCCTAATAATTTAAATAATTCTATATCAACATTAGAGTATAATTTTTTCTCATCAAATTTAATTTTTTTATTAGAGAAAGAATCTACAGTAATAGCAATAGCGTCTATTTCTGAGGGATTAATACCCCATTCTTTAATGACCTGATACCATTGATTCAAATCTTTAAATCCGTGGTGTTTGATTTGATAATCACGTTCAGAATTATAATACTTTACATTAACACCATCAGTATAAGTTATATTTGAATCATGATCACACAATCGTAATCCTAGAAATTTCATACCACAAAAAAAGAGGGTTCTTACACCCTCTAATTATATCACAGAGCGTTGCCCCTTGGCAAGACCTCTTCGGGGAACACGAAGTTCTCATGTGGTTGATCGACTGGTGCCATCCAAGCACGAAGACCTTCATTCAAAAGAATATTCTTAGTGTAGAAGGTTTCAAACTCAGGATCCTCAGCA